AACCAACAACTGCGAATTCGCTGTTGAAGTTAGCAGGGAAGTATGGATCAATATAGACCTTGATACGACCGAAGATAGTACCAGCAAATGTATTGCCTGTATCGTCAACTGTCAAACTAACTTGTGACTGTAAAGCAGAGTTATAGTCAAGGATACCAGCCATTGCAAGAGCGGATGCAACATCAGATGAACAAATCATGATGTTACCTTTTCCTCTACGAGTTGTTTTAGCAATCGTATTGGCTTCACGTTCAATTTGGAATGCAAGACCTTTAATCTTCTCAACCATCCAACGACCGTTAGAGTCTGTATCAAGATTGAAAATACCAGCAGTTGTTGTACCTACTTGTGCACCGATTTTAGCAGATGCATAAACTGTACGAATAACTTCACGGTTAATCTCAGCAAGAATTTCTGTTGACAAAATGTTTGCCAATTCTGTTTCTGCGTCTAGACCATGAACTGCTTTCAAGTCTTGTGCAAGTTCCATTGAGTATTCTGCCTTCAAAGCACGTGTCTTTGCAGTAACAGTAACTTTCTCAATAGAGAATGCCATTTCTTGGAATGCGTTAGCAGCAGCGCCATCACCCAAGGCTTCAGCACGAGCTGTAGTCATTGCAGCAACAGCAGCAGCGTTGTTTGTAAAGATTTCAGTTGGTAGTGAACCTTCTGCGAATGCGTTGTTACCAGAAGTACCTAAACCAGAGAAACCAGTGTTTGCTTCATTGTAGAAAGCTTCTGTACCAGATTGACCTGCATATTTTGTACGCATTGCGAAAATAAGACCTGTAGGACCTGTCATTGGTTGAACACCGCAAACGTCATACGCAATCAAATTAGGTAATGAACGGCGAACCAAACTGATTAAGATTGGGTCGAAACCGGCAACAGGACCTGCAGCAGCAGAACCGCCTTGGAAACCACCGTTTGTAGAACCCATAGAGTTCGTTGGTGCGCCTGTTTCATACAACATGCCAGATGATTTTTGCATTTCTTGAGCTTGGTTCTCAAGAATAACAGCAGTAACCGCTTTACGATATGGGTCTTTAATAGAAGGTAAGTCTGGGTGATCCAGAACGCCTTCCCATTTCTTTTGTAATGATTCGGACAAATACATAAAATCTCCTTAGATTTATTTTAGATTATAATTTTGTTTTAGAAATAGCGCCGATAACGGATTGGACGTAAGCATCAGATGTTACAATCTTCTTCTCACTACCGTCTTCTACTTGTTCGTGCAAGTCTTGTGCGGCTGCCTTTTTCACACCAGAAGGAAAATAGTTTTCACGGATTGTTTCAAGCTTTTCTTTGTATTCTTCCTCTGTGGAGAATTCAACGCCCTCTGCGAGCGATTTAATCTTTTCAGCTTGAGTGTCTGTTAAACCTTCACATACTTGATGTGTAACTTCATTCTTATGTGACTCAACTAAAGCTTTTGCGTAACTAATGCCACGTTCAATTTCTTCATTGAGTTTGCCTTCAAGTTCTTCAACTCTTTCGGCGAGTTCGCTTACTAAATCTACTTTCTCAGATGGAACATCGATGTAGTGTTCAGCAAACAAATTGCGTAATCCACCAATGAAGTCTTCAGTCAATTCGGCACGTAGACCAGATTCGATTGCGATTTCATTGTCAGACATCCATTGTTCAACAACATAGTTGAGGTAGTCATCAACTTTTTCTGTTAAGTCTGCTTTGATAGAATCAATTGCTTCTTCTAACATGCCAGCATATTTAGCTTCTGTTTCTTCTTCAATTTGAGTGATACGGTCGTATACACGAGCTTCAAAGATTGTTGCTGCTTTGGATTTAAATTCTTCAGAAATGGTAGAGTCATCAGAAAATAAAGAATCAATATCTTCTTTCATTTTCTCTTTCATCTTCATTTTTTTCATCATTGCTTTATCTTCAGCTTCATCATCGTGCATTTCAGAAATGTCTTCTTCACTCATAGTTTTTTTGCCACCTACTGGCTTGTTTTGAGTGTCAGACGATGCTGCGGAAGGTTTTGTAGTTGGGGCAGCCATTTTAGTAGCGCCTTTGCCAGTATCGATTTTTTCAGAATCGTCATCTGGTTTACCATTCTCTGGCGTTGGCCCGCCTAAATCCTGTGCGTCACCAGGTAGTTTTTGTGGAGGCATGCCAGGTGCTGCTTTCTTGCTATTAGCGAGAATATCAGCTGCTGCTTCCATTAATTTGTTATTTGCCATTAGGAATCTCCTTTTGATTTCTTATTTATAAATTTAAAGTTTTCGTAGGTAATTTTCAAAGAGCTTTAATGCTACTTGCTCAAGTTGAGCTTTAGAAGCACTCTTTATTTGTTTTTTAGCGTTGTCAAAGTCTACTTCAACGAAGCGTCCTTCGACAAACATCCATTCTTTATTTTCCATAATGCCGTTAACGAAAGCACCAGGTGCAGATGGATCTGCAACAATGTCAGCAGCAGTAGCCAATTTTAAGTCATCTTGTACAAGATTATAACCTTCTCTAGTCTGTACAAGAGAACCCATTGCTCTAGATGAAACACCAACTTGAATGTCATTATCGATAAAGTTTTTAACGATTTGACCGTATGGTGTTTCTAAAATTAAAGCACGACCATAAAAAGAATTGCCGTCTTCAGTCAGTCCAACAATCTTATGTGATACACGCTCTAAGTTAATAGATGGTGTATCAGGATGTCCAAGTTCACCCAACGCACGATTTGTTTTAATAAATTCTTCATTGTAACGGTTTACTTCTTTACGAAGTGTGTCCATTTTGTACATTCTATTATTCTTGTTTACTTGTTCACCAACAAGAAATGTACCTTCAATGTAAAGTTTTCTTTTACCGTTCTCAGTAGCTTCGGTAAAATATTTTACACTTTCAATTGTTTCTGTAATTAGTTTCATGATACTACTTGTCCTGTATAAACGTCTACGTTGTATGAAGAATTTTTAGATAACTCTAATACAATCGTACCACCAGTTACAATAGTAATTACCAAATTTGATGTATTAGTATTAGAAATAGAATGACCAAAATCATCAAAACGCATTTCTCCAGCATTATGTAATGCAAGCACTGGAGTATTTGCGGCTCTAGAAACTTGAATACTACCATTACTAGACCATGTTACTCTTTTAATATCTGCTGAATTAACAATTTCAGTAGTAGTATTTTTTCTTAAATCAGTAAGATTAACTGTGTATGTTCCTGGATCAACACATCTAATGATAGATGATCCTCTTAATGAATTTGTAATTTCTAGTGCCATGTTATCTTATTCCCATTGATGAGCGTCTACGCAAAGACATTTTTCTTTTTAATAGCGTACGGCGCAATTTAGATTTTCTTGTTGTCTTCCAAGAACGCTTTAACATTCTTGCCTTATGTAATCTAACTGTAGCTGGTATTCTCTTTACTGTGTTACCAGATATTCTATAACCTTTAATGCTAGAGCGTCTAACATTCCTTTGAACTATAATACGCCCTTTACCATTTCTTCTAATTCTTCGGCGAATCTTTTGGACTCTACCCATTCTAACTATGTTGTTACCTGCTTCGTCTAACTCAGTAAACTCAAAAGTGTCTTCAGCAACATATCGTTTAGCTTCTTCTAATCTTTTAGAAACGATTTCATTTAAACGAGAAAACAATAGTTCTTTCGCTTCATCGAAACGCTTATGTATAATCGAATCTATAAAACTCATTTGTGTTTACTAAATGCAAAATCAGCAGCCTTCACAAAATGCTCTGGTGATTTATGAACCATATCAGCAAATTTCTTTTTATTAGAATCGTTCAATGCATTATGCACATTAGTAATTGCCGATGCAGTATAGTGGTCTACTTTACGAGTATGGCCTGATGCAAACTTAACTGATTTAGCTTCTTTGTTTTTCACTATCTTATGTAGGGTATCCATAACAGCTTCTTCCAATTCAACACTTTCGTTTTGTTGTAATGGTGATGCAAATTGTAATCCATAAGGTACTGAAAAAAATCTATTTAATTTATCACTATAATATAAAGCAACTCTTGCACCATCTGGAAACAAACGAATTGATTTGCGTTTTAACATCAAAACAATTGGTGGATCTTGTGGTGTAGTTGTAGAAGAATCAGATGTAGTTTCTACTAAATCTGTTGTAATGATTTCATCTTCACGAACAGCACGGCGAGCTTGTGTATTGATTTGTTTATTATTAGAAAGTAAATCTACCATCTTAGTGAAAAGATTTTGAATAATCATTCTATCTGCATTATTGAATGTTGGTTTTTCTTCACCCATCTTATCTAAGATTTTGTGAATGCGTTGCATCTGTGCCTTATTGGCAAGACCTGCTCGTACCAAAACATCAAACTTTGAATAGTCTGATGCTTCTTCTTCAACAATAGATTTAAATTCTTCTAAAGATTTCATGCAGCTTCTGTATCGTCTTCTTGTTCTTCTTCTTCGTCATCATTGAATAATGTTTGTGCAATATCAATTTTTCTTGCATTTAAAGCATCAAATGCTTTAGTTGATAACAAATCAGTTAATGTATCTTTTGCTTCAGCTGCATTACCAACTGAAACACTATTAATAAAATCAATCGTTTCCATATTTATTCTCCTATTTCTTATTTAGTCTTGATGCCAACTTCTCCGCATCAGCATCAAGCATCGGCGTTTTAGATTCTGTTGAATCTTCTTCTGCCGTATTATCTACAGGTGGATTAGCATCTGTTTCTGCCTGTTGTTGTTCTTGTCCTGGTATTGGAATAGTTGGTCCGCCAGTACCATCTTTTTCTTCTTTGGCAATCTGTTTGTGCATTTGTGAAATATCTTCATCAGATAGTTGAAGAATCTTTCTTCTAACCCAATCAGATGAATAGTAACGACCAATATATGGATCAACAACTTGCAATAATCCTAATCTTTCACGCAATAATTCTGCATCACGCAACTCTGTAAAGTTATTATCTTTCTTATAATCATAATAGATATCTTCTCTGAATTTATCCCACTCATCTGATGTACAGATACCTTTAAGAACTAATTGAATTCTTAAAGCATGGTCAAAAATCTGAGAGAATTTATTACGAAGTCTGATAATAAACTTTGTAAACTTAACTTCATCTCTTGTAACTTCAGTTGTTCTACCAAGACCAATCATACCACCTTGTTGCGGCTCTAAACGACTAATAGGTACGTTTAATGATTGTAATAGTTTCTGTCTGAAGTACTTAACGTCTTCTAACTCACCAAGGTTTTGTCCTGCAGGTAATGTAGTAATCTCTGTACCTTTACCACCCTCACGGCGTGGCAACCAGAAGTCTTCTAACATAGACATGTGTTTGCGGTCATCACGCAACTCACCAGTCTGTGCATCATAGACCATCTTGTTACGATACTTCAACATAACATCACGCAAGTATTGTTCAGCTTTACCTTTTGGTAAGTTACCAACGTCAATATAGAAAATACGGCGCTCAGGTGCTCTTGAAATACGATAGATAACTACCGCATCTTCAATCATACGCAACTGATTAAGGGGTTTGATTGCCTTATGTAAGTATGAAATAACGAATGTATTTTTTGCATCCATCATACCAGAGTTTACGTTAATAACGGACTCTGTAGCAATACGAAGACCAGAATTTACTTCTGATGTGAAACTTTGTGCAGAAGGCGCTCTGTCATTATAGACATAGTACTCTGCAATAGATTGAATGATTTGAGCCCCACTTTTTGGGTCTCTCATTTTTTTAATCTCACGCACTTTACGAATCTTGCGTGGATCAATATATCTTAATTCTTGAATACCATTTTTTGGATTAGATTCATCTATTACAACATGGTAATAAATTCGTCCATCAATATACCAACGCTTAAACAAATCATCAGAAAGATTACCAAAGTTGAGCATCTTTAAGACGTTCTCAAATTCTTCAATGATTTTCTTTTTAATTGTTTCAGGTTGTTTTAACTTATCAAGTATAATATCAACTGTACGACCAGTTACATCATGTGTGATAGCTTCATTAACAATATCATCAATCGCCATTTCAAGCTCAGGATGATTTGCCATTTCACGATAACGGGTAATTAATTCTAGTTCATTGCGAACAGCACCCTCTAAGTCTACATACGTTCCGTAGTAGGCATTTTGCGTTATCGTTACCGCACCGTCATCCAACGCTTCCGTTGGAAGTGCGAAAGAAGGTTGTTCAGGGTTTTGTAACTGAACAACGTCTTTATTTCCGAGTGTAAACCCGAACAGTTTAATTGCCATTAAATATCCATTCTATAAAAATGGAGAAGGACCGAAGTCCATCTCTCTTAAATCACACTATCAGCTACTGATTCCCACCATTGATAAGTGAGAGTCACAGAAAACTCCTCAATTGTATCATTAGAACCCCAATCAACATCGATTGGTGTAACATCAGATGGGAACAAACCAATGAATTTATATTTCTTTAATTCAGAACCTGTTTTACCATATTGTGTTACTTCACCATCAACTGTGTAACCACCAGCAGATTGTAGTGCAGCTGGATTACGCACATTCAAACCATGACTATTGATACCACTCATCCAACGCTCAAATGCGTTACGGATAACAAAGTCTTCATCATTGATGATTGTGATTGTCCAGTCAGCAAATGTTCTGTTACCAACAAACTTTAGTTCTCTTCCAAAGTATTGAACTGGCACAACACCTAGCGTTGAGCCAGGTAATTGTGCAGTCTTACACATGAAAGTTGTTTTAGCTTGTGCTGTTCCTGGCGTTGAGAACGCAGGAAACGGCAAAGATACTTCGAATAGATTTGGACGGGCACCATCCCCAACTAGTTGGGAACGGAATTCGTTTACGTTAAATGCCATTTAATTTCTCCTGTTTCTCTATTTATTAGAATCGCCCAACAACTTCTTCAAAACTTACGCCTGTTCTTACTGCAACAAAGTTAAGTTGGATAAAGTTAATCGATTTGGCTGGCTTTACATATATATCTCCCACAAATTCATTCCTATCAA